AGTAACTGTTTCTTTATATCCTGTATCAGCAGGAATTAAATTATTAGCTACATTATATTCCTCTATATATTCACCTACTAATTGATTTAAATAATCAGCAGAATCAGCTACTTGCTCAGTCCATTGTGCTTTTACATCAACATATTCATCATTAAGATTAACGTTTGCCCGTATAACATATGCCCGGTTACCAATTTCTAAAAACTTATTTAATGCATCAAGTCCATATTCATTTCTTGCATCACCATGATGTGGTTCCCCACTAACACTCGTTAAAAATTTAGGAACGCCATATAATTCTAAACTTTGTCTAATAGAAGTAATTTCTCTAACTACACCATATTCATATGTTCCTATAGCGGGAGATACTCCATCTGATTGTAATTTTCTATCCGCAGTAGCTATAAAAATTAGAGGTACTGTGGTAGCTCTTCCCGGAATATAGAAACTTTCGTCTATAATTGTAACCGAAACATTTGGGCTGATCAAACTAGGCATAATTTTTACTCCTATAAAATACCTAAAAAAAATATAATATTCTTTAGTAACTATTTATAGAGTATGTAAAAACTATTCAATTTTTTAAAAAAAATTATTTTTTATCCGTTACCGGAATATCAGTTACACTCTCATCAGGGGTAGTAATTTCTTCCGGTGTTGTATTTTTTTTAATTCCTAACACTTCTATAGTTTTTGGTACTATAAATTGTTTAAATGCCGCATTAGCAGCTTCCGTATCACCATTAACTGTATGATCGATAACTTGTCGTAAATAATCTTTTGATTCCATTTTATATCTCCATATGTAATATATTTAGTGTTTTAATTTTCTGGTATATCCAAATCATCAATATCAAATAATATATCTCCTATTGTTCCTATATTATTTAATTCAACAACCGCTTCATCAACCGGAAGATTGGATATTGCATCTAATCTTATTCGTATAGATTTAACATATGATTCTTTCATATCAATTGGAGGTCTAAATGCTGCATATACAGTGAAATTAAAAGTATCAGTATTTATTGGATTTCCAGTTCCTATAGGATATTCATCTTCAAATGAACTGGTTATTAATTCAACCCTACTTATTTTATAACTGTCATTAAAGTCATCTGATGTAAATATTTGAATATCAGGATCAAATAATAATAATATTTGCTCCAATATTTCAAAACGATTTTTTGTATTACTTGTTAATACGGTTAATTCCATATTAAGTCGGCATGGATTCGGTTGCATTTGTCTTATTACCTTTATATCATTTGGTAATGCTCCCCCACGCGGTAAATATGATCTGGCACTTTCTTGTCCCATACCTTTTCTTAATTCTGGTGCTAAATCAACTCCCATTACCTTTGCCCCCATTATAGGTAATCGAAGTGGTTTATTTGTAGTCTGACCACTTTTTATCCATTCCACAACTCTATCACGAGAGCCATATCGAATTGGCACATAAATTAAATCTTCAGAACTTTCATAATCATTTTTGCCTATGGAAACTTGTAATCCTGAAAATATAGACATAAATTGTAAAATATAATGAAGAATTTGTTCTCCATAATAATAATTTTTAAACGGTTTATTTGGATATGTGTCGGCCATGATTTTCTCTAAAGTATTTATATCATCCAGATATTGTTGGAGTTATAGTTGGAGTTTCCGTAACTGTTGGGGTTATCGTTTCAGTTGGAGTAATTGTTGGGGTCATTGGCATAGTAGGTGTAACACTTGGAGTTACTGTAACAGTTGGTGTTACAGATGGGGTTACAGAAATAGTTGGAGTAACAGTTGGAGTAACTGAAGGCGTTACAGTTAATGTTGGAGTTGGAGAAGGAGATGGTAATGGTGTTGATGTTTCTTCATCCGGAATTAAACTTAATGGTAAATCACAATCTCCGCCAATTTCTAATCTTAATTTATCTAATGGAATATTCTTTGCTATTTCAATATTCTGATCAATTTGCAAAGCAACCCATGAAGTTTTAAATATATCTTTATATTCTCGTTTTAAACTAAAAGAATCTCTTAAAATTTCAAAGAAAATATAATTTACATCTTCAATAGAAAAACTATTATATATTTCATACATTGTGTTTATTATATTGTTTTCAGTATCAAAATTAAATGTATTACGAAATAAATCAATATCAATACCAAAAAATTCTTTATTAGAATTATTTAATATTGAATTTATAGTAAATAATGCTAAATCTTTATCGGTAAATGCTTGTTCATCTCCCAATCCATATTTTGTATCTTTATTATAAAGATCATCATATAATACTCTTTCTAAGGATGGCAATATTATTTCATCATTAACAACCTCATTAATAGTTTTTTTACCTATTATAGATTCTATTATATGCTCCCATAATCTTTTATCAATTTTATATAATTGTTTTTCTCTAAACAATTTCCATTCTTGATGAATATTTTTTAAGGATAATGCATCATCCAGTGTATCTCTAAGTGTAAAATCTCTGGTAAATCTTAATGTATATCTAGATTCCCCTTTAACTATTCCATCCAAACCTTTTATTATAACTTTAGTATATCTATTTGGTACTTGATAACTAAATGGATCAAATGTAGAACCAAATATTAATCCATATCCAAATTCATCATCTCGTAATCCATCTATTATCATATATGGATGATTCATATTTTTATAATTTTTTTCAGCTTCAGATATACTTACAGAAGTGTTTTGTAATTTATGTTTATTATTTGTGCCACGTACCCAAAAATAATATATTGGTTTAATAGTTCCACTATATACATCATATTTTTCCTCCATGGAAAATGGAGTATCATACTTATATAAATTATCATCCAATTCATCTTGTGTTGGAATATGTCCGGATTGTATTAAATGTATATGTTTAGCGCTATCTACAGTTAATGCAAAATTAGTAAAATCTGATGGGATAGATATATTCAAAAGAGAATTAAATTTTCCATTTATATAAATATTTACATCTCCAGTTAAAGAAGTTGTATTTGTTGGGGTTACTAATCCAGCTATAAAATCTTCATGTATATCTATACCATTAAATAATATCCAAATTGAATCATCTGTTTCTGGATTTGCAGCAATATTTTCATACAACAATTTATATGGTATTCCAATTCCATCCCAATCTTCAGGCGATTGTTCTGATTGAATCCATTCATATAATGCAATATCTGCCCATTCTGATAGCTTACCCCATAAAAGCATCCTTTTATCAAAATTAGGTATGGCAGTTTTATCATAATATGGAATATAACTCTCTAAACTATCATCGAACCAAACTTCTCCAATTTTATCAGATAACCATGGAGATAAATCAAAAGAATTATCTAATTTATTAGTATAATTTGCATTATCAATATTATCCTTAATAGTTACTACAAAATCTGATAGATAAAAATATTCTCCAAATGCCGGATTCCAAATTGGTACTTCCGTAAGAACTTTATCAATTATAGATTCACTATTCTGTATATTACTCTTATCAATTATTTTAGCTGGATTTATTGCATTATAATTATAACTAACGATATAAATTTTTATTTGTTCATATTCATATGGATTATTTACTCCAACAAATTTAATTGCTTTACTACTCATGAATTCAAAATCAACATTTTCTTTTAATTGAACAGTAATATCATTTATTGGATCATATACAGTTATAATTACAGATTTAACAATTTTTCCTAAATCTATAATATTATTACCATTTATATTTTTTATTTCTGATTCTGGTTCATCAATTTCAATAAGTTCTTCTATTTTTATATTAAACCAAAATGCTTCGTCCGGATAAAGTGATTCTAATTGATCTGGTTGATTCCACCATCTAGAACCATCAATTAGTCTAATTGGGGTAAATGTAGATGATGTTCCGCCTTCTTCCGGTAACACAAATTCCAATCGTAATTCATGTCTTATAACATCTTCTGGGAATAAAATAATTTCTGGATATATTTTTTGTTTTTCATCTCCAAAGTCAGCTAATTTATATGCCCAGAATTCATCTACCGTAGAGGCTTGAAATATATTTTGATTTATAAATGCATTTATTGCAAAATTAGTTCCTTTATTTTGTATCATTCCCTTCCAAAATAAAAATTGGGATTTATCATTAATAGATAAATCATTCATATATTCTAATTTTGAAAACCCTAATGATTTTCTTCCCTCTGATATTAATGGTTTAGATTCAATATTAGTATATGTGTCATATAAATATCTTATATCAGTTACAGATGATTCAATATTTTGTATTAATTTATTATCATGAATAACAAATCCTCCAACATTCGGTCTAAATGTTATTTCAGATTGTTTATTAAATTCTAAAAAGAAATTTAAAGTATTAACACCAAGAAAAGAGTCATATATTAATGAATTATTAGTTGTATAATCTGAAAATCTTAATATATGTTCATAACCATCATAAAATAAATTCATCCCGGACATATATCGATTTATATCAATGCTATTATTATTGTTAACTTTTATTAATTCATTTATTAAAGTTATTTTATTTTCTTTATCCAATCTAAAGACAATAACATCTCCGCGATTCATTTCCTTTTTATCATTATCAAATATTGCCTGAGTAGTTGTAACATCTAAATTACTTCCATCAAATACATCAGCCAATACTCCGATGTCATTATTAACCCATACTGAATTTTTTATAGGATTTATTTCTAATTCTGGAGCATTAGATAATCTTTTAAATATTTTTACTCTTATATCACCAATACCATCATCAATAATATTAATATATCGTCCATTAATAGCATCATTTTCAGTATATGCTAATTGAAATATATCATTAGTTGTGCCTCTAATTATATAATATGGTATTATATTAGAAAATATTGAATTAAATGGTTTTGGAATAACAGAAGTTTCATCCCCCTCTATAATAATTACTTGGGTTCCAGTTTGCCACCCAGAAAGTGAATTTATTAATTTAAAATTATTATTAACACTATCAACTTCTACTTTATATTCTAATGGTTCTTCTTGTCTTCTGCTTCTTAAATTATATATATTAGATATATATTTTTCTATTTCAAATTGCCAATCATTTGTTCTACCTGTTACTACATCATAATTATCACCATCTATATTTTTATAACTAAATCCTAAATCTTCAAGATAATCCTCATATCCAGTCAAAAAATCTACCATATTTTGAACACTTGAAACATTAATTAGATTTGGACATTTATTAATAATTCTTTTATCGGAATAATGCCTTCTCCATACAGTACTAGTTTTTGATATATCCAATGCTTTAAATGTACGCTGCAATCTTCCTATTTTTAAATTTACATTATTATTATTAGTAATTATGTTTTTAATATTTTTATTATTTTCCGCTAATATAGAAGTCTCGGCTAATTTAAAATCTCTATCGTCAATCCGTATTAAATAATAAGGTATTGTTACATCTAATGGTGTTGGCGGGGACGTATTTCCATTTAAAAATATTTCTGTTCCCGTAATCCAATTATCAGGTAATGTTATTGATGATAATGGTTCAATAATGCCATCAATAATATTATTAATTATAGATATATTTTCAGTTATTATTATATTAGTTTGATTTCTTGATATATCATAATATGAAGAAAAAATAGTATATTCTCCATTATAGTTTGTTGATTCTGAAATTATTATTTTAATTTTTTCTTTAAATATAGTTGTGTAATTTCCATCAATTATAAATTTTTTATTGAATTGTAATGGTTCAACCATAGGTGGTTGAATAGAAGTATAAGATGAATGAGATGTTGCAAATAATCCGGCGTCTGTTATGCTTACTGATGATGCGGAACCAATAGTATCACTTCGTATATATATATTTCCATTTTCCAAGGTTGCTGTTGCCAATACTCCCAATTGATTATTTATTTCATTTAATAATATTTCAACCGTTGTGGTATTTGCTCCTATAATACTTAAATTTATAAGTTCTGTTCCATCTATTAATATAGTTGCATAAAATGGAGAAAATGTACTCGGGTATTGCGTAGAATCTGATAATAATATATTTTGATTATAATTTATTACTTGTAATCCACGTTCTTCTCTAATATCTGCATCTGCTATATTATAACTATAAATACGAAAAGTTTCATTATCATTTTTTAATCTGTAATCATAATTTTCATTACCATAAAATATTATATCAGAATTATCGGGGGATAAATTAAAAAATTCAGCAGTCCATCCCATTCCATAATCTCTATCTCTGGAATATTTTGATGGTATAGATAATATTCTTGATTTTAACCCAAAAATTGACTTTTGATCTATTCCGGGAGTTTTCTTAACATCTAAAGAATAATCTTTTGTTGTTATATCAAAATTATTATTAAAAATATTAAAACTTGGAGTATCTATAAATGCAGAAAATTCATAAGAAAGAGGACTATTCCAATCTGCCCATATAGTTCTAAATTCTGATGACACGCCATCAAAATTATAATATCTATTATAATGCACATACCATTGTCCAAAACCATGTATTTTATAAGTATCATTTGCATCCTGCATTACATCTCCGTGGAATAAAGTATTTCTAACGGCAAATGGCGATTTTGTTTCTTTATTTATTTTTAAACAATTAATATTACTAAAGTCTATACCATATGATTGACTTAAAAATTTTAATGGTTGTAATAAAAATGCTGTTATCATTTCATCATATATTCTTTGAGATGAAACATTCCATTTCCATTCTTCTCTTCCTAATTTTCCCCAATCAAAATCTAAATCTGGAGATTCTATAAATTCATTTAAATTTGGATCATATAATGATCTTACATTTGGTGACGAAGAATTTGAACTATTCCAATATGGCGGCAATAATCCATCAGGTAATATTCCATCTATAGTAGGCATTGATTCTATATTAACAGATACATATAAATAAGTTTGAGATTCTCCATTTATACCAGTTGATATAGTCCCATCAGATAATAATTTTCCAATAGGAACTCTACCATTTAAAATATTATTCCACATAGAAGATTTCCATCTTCTATTCGTTAATGTAGATTTATATACATCATTCCACCAATCAGGAATATTTTCATATCCCTGAAGTTTCCATGGTTCCAAATGTGGATATGGTGTTCCATATATTTCTTCATATAATGCTTGCCAACTACCTTTTACTGGATCAATTGATAATCCGGTTTTTGGATCAACGGATATTGGAGAAAAACTATAATTCCATGTGTACGGATCGGTTCCCTTATAAAATATTTCATTTGTAAAAAGATATGATATAGAATTCTTACTGCCATATTTTATAAATTGTTTTTCTAATGTATCATTATATTCTACATCATTTTTAATAATTGAAAAATCATATCTTAATTCTTCATATTCTGGAGCATTTTCATATAATCTATTTTCTATATCTAGAAAACAATTTATTAAAATCCATTCATAAGATATTTCTTCCCAAACATTATCTATATTAAATCTATATACTTTTCGATATTTTTCATTTTTATTAGTACGTATTACAAAATCACCAAGTAATGGAGAATTTCCATTTATTGTTGTTGGAAATAAATCGGAATCATTTTGAATTAATTGAGATTCAGTCTTATTTAATTTTTCTAATTTTTTATTTAATTTCTCCTTTAAGGCAATAGATAAATTTATTTGTTTCCTATGTCCATCATGATGCATAAGTTCTAAAATATTTAAAGTTTTATCTTGATTTATGTATGGCTTAAATAATTTAGATAGTCCAATATATGGTCCTGTTGCTATCCAATTTTTAATACCTGTATCAAATTCCTCATCATATGTAGTACTATCTCCAAACCATTGATCATATCGATCATTAGTTTCAAATTTATCAATTAAATACTCAGAAATAAAATTTATTAATTCTGTAACATTAGATATTATTGGACTATCTATTAATTCTATAAAATCATCTATAAATTTTTCCTCTATCCATTTAAAATTATTCTTATATTGATCATGAGCAAATTGTATTAATGTTATTGGATTTATATTATTTAAAAATATTGAGGAAATTAATAAATCAAAATTATCATTATGTTCTTTTATTGTACCGCCTAATCCCCAATTAATATTATCATCTAAATGAAATAAATTAGAAATATTTGAATAAATTCCAGATGTTGTTTGCGCATCGGATATAGTTCTAAAATGTCTATATATGTCTTTAAATGATACAATTTCTCTGTTTTTGTGTTGAACATTATAATATAATTGATTAGGCAATTCCCAAAACTCAGTATTTTCTATTTTTATTGGTACATATTGTTCATTATTTAATCCTCTTTTCCATATATTTTGTAATTCATTTCCAACAAATTCTGCATCATAATAGCAATATAATTCTTCAGTATTATTATTAAATAATTCATTAATAAATTCAAATGTTTTAGTATTACTATCGGCAACTATTCTAAGCTTTAAAAATTGGTTTACTGAATAACTTGAAGATTCATTATATTTGAATATATTATTAGCAAATGTTTTGGGGTCTCCAGATACATCAAATATTGAAAAATAAGGATATTGATTACGTTCAAATTTTATTTGTTCCATTAATCTAATATCAACTAAATTATATAAATCATTTCCATATTCTGTATTAATATTAATTGCCCTTTTACCTATTTCTTCAGAAGAATATTCCCCCAATTCAATACGAATTGTATCTAAATTTGTTATTGTAGTATCTTCATCAAATTGAATTGATCCCACATATTCTGGATTTATTCTCGATGGTAAATCTACAAAATTTCCATATTGTCTTATATTGTTTATATAAACTCTTATATCACCTTCCTGATAATCTTCATATAATGCTAAATCATGCAATCTATCATCTAATTCAAATATTGCAGATGTTACACTTACGGGAGTTGGATATGAAAAGGATTGCCATACTAACCCAATATTAGTTTCATATTCAATTGGATTTCCAATTAATAAATCTGGATTATCTGGATCGGGAAATATATCTTTAGGAACAATTTTCGTCTCAATTAATTCTTCTAACATTGGATTTGGTGTAGGTATAATGCTAGATGGTTCTATATTAACAATTCCTTCAAATCTCCATTGTATAGCATCTATTCCTAACCATGGATCACCCATAGATGTTTTTTCTGGTCCTATATATGCTCCTATAGGTAAATCAAATGGGTTAATTACTGGACTGGAAAAAGTTATTACTGTTTGATATCTAGAATCCGGAAATACTTTATAATATTCAATATTAGATATTATTCTATTTCCAGTGTTTATATTAAAATCATGAAATACTATTCTCTCTCCAATTTTTAAATCATTAATTAAATTTCCAAATTTTTCATGTAAAATTAATTTGTTAGAAGTCATAAAAGAAAATTCATTGCCATTTATTAATCTAATATCTTGTATTTCAATTCTTCTAGGTTCTATATCAACTTCTTTATAATTATTATCTATAATATCTCTATATTTCCATTCTTTAGTTGCGAATGATGTAGACGAAAACTTTAAAAATGGTGCATATTCTATAATTGGTAATTGTGCTCGTAATGCGGAATCAAATGTTTTTAATTGTGTTTTGTGAACCCAATTATTTTCATCAGACCATATATTATTTTCATCTAATTTTATTAAATGTCTACCAAATGTAGAATTGACTATTAAATTTATGTTATTTACAACTATTTCCCAAGAACTATTATTCCATTGTTTTAATTGATTTGTTCCTTTATCAATCCATAAATCATATAATTCAGGATTACTCGGGGTAATTATTGATGTTATTAATGCAGTATTAAGAATTCGCGTTATTTGATAATCCATAAATTCATCAGTAAAGAAAAACACAGTTGGGGACAGACCTAAAACTGTATTTGTTATTGATAATATAGGGTATGATCCCTTACCCTTGCCATCAATAATATTTAATATATCACCATTTCTTACATCATTAGTTAAAAATAATGCAGCATCATCATAAAAATTATCATCTCCTAAAATTGTATTACCACGAGAAAATGCTTTTGTTATTAATTTATTTGGAGACCATAATAATTCACCAATATAATTATCATTCCACTCACTAAATAAAGGACTTGTATAATTTTCTATACAATTTTTTTTCAATTCTTCTTCACTAGATAATATTTGTGATAATACAGATGCATAAGTCCAATTCAATGCTAATAAATTTTCATTTAATATTATTTCAGTGTGATTTTCATCTTCTATATATTCTGATGATTTTACAGAATGATAAGTTGTTGGAGTTTCTACAGAACCTATTAATGAAAATACATGTTCCGGGGTAAATAATGTAGTAACATCATTATATAATATTATTTTATTTTGATTATCTATAATAGACTTTATTGAAAATTTTGTTTTACCTAGAAATTCATATTCTTTTTCCGGAGCCAAATTTAATGTTAATTCCGTATTTAATGTTAAATTATTAAAATTAATATCTGTTATTTTAAATAATGCATTATCCCTAGTGGATGTACTTAAAATAATATATTCATTAATAGAATATTGAGATTGCACATTTCCCGATAATGAAATAATATTATCAACAGTAGATTTTAAAAATATTCTATTTTGTATACTTAAAATTGTATCTTTTATTTTATTAGCTCTTGCTCTACTCCAAGTACATATATTTTTTATTGTTATATATTGTGGAATATCATCGAAATTATCCGATATCCAAAAATAATCTTGATAATTTATTATTTTGTCAATATCTATTGGCGGAACCCAATTAAATTGTAATGAATTTCCCCATTCATTATATCTATCAATATTAACACCTAAATATTCTAATCTTTTTAATAAATCATTAAATGATAAATAATGATCTATTGATCCTATTTTAACATGTGGAATAGGTTGTAATTGATGTTGACTTCTATATTCATCTATTTCAGGTATTTTATTATTAATATTACTTCTAGGGTCAACATCTCCTATTATACCTATAGTTCTAATATATTCATCTTTTGTGAAAAATCTATTAAATAGATTTTCTTGTATACTTTTACTTATTTCTGTTTTAGAAATATGATTAGGTATAAGATCATTAATATTAATTCTATTTTTTTTATAATCAGAAGTGCTCACATTAACCTCGATAAATTACATTCATCACTATTAAATTATTTATTATAAATGCTATTTTGTTAAAAACAGAGGTTATAACGTTTGTTTTATACTTTTTGAATTTATTGATTCTATAATTTGTATATCATCTACCCCGACAGTTGGTTGAATTATTTCATCTTCTTTTGCTAACACTTGATATAAATCTCCAAAAATATGATTATTAAATTTTGGTACAAAAACTATAGAGTCTAAATCTATTGGTAATCTAGAATGAATAAATGCAGATAATTCAGTAAAATAAAATGTTTCTCCAAATTCCCATTTATTAATATCAAAAAATTCATAAATTAAATCAACAATTTTTGTTTTTAATTGATTTGTAGTAATATTACTATTTTTTGATCTTATAATTTTTATAACAGCTTGTAAAGTATCTTTTGCTAAATTTCCTATTATTGGTTTTATTTTTCCGGGATGCAATATAATTGTATCGGAAATCATTTTATTATCTAATAAATAATTATAATCCGCCCGCAGTGTAAATGGTACCGGAGATTCTGGTTCTTCTTCTAAAGACCCACGTAACCAATGCAACATAGAAGTATAATATCCTCGTGATATAATAAATGTATCTATAATATTACTTGGTGCTGGATCGATAAGATTATATCTTGGTGTTCTATGCATCCAGAGAAAATTTAAATTTTCTCTACCACGCTCACGTTTCCATAATCCATCTTCATTTGATTGATCTTGTACATAAAGATCAAATACATCTTGAGAAAATTGTTGATATATCCATGGTGATTGTGCATCTGTTCTATTAAAATATACATAATCATTATCTCCT